TGGTTGCGTAGATGGGAAGCAGAAGTAAACGAGAAGCTTATCTTAGACGGCGAACATAGGATCGGTATATATGCAGAACACAACGTAGACGGGCTTTTGCGGGGGGATACATCCGCCAGAACAGCCTATTACACTGCTGGCTATGGCAAGTATCTTACTGCTAATGAAATCCGTAAGCTTGAGAATCTACCCGCAGTAGAGGGCGGGGATCAGCTTATGCAAGCTGTCAACCTTGCACCAGCGGGCAACGGGGCAGACAAGCCACAAGATAAGCCAGACAAGCCGCAGAGGGCAATTGATCCAGCCTTGCGGGGGCTACTGGCCGACGTTTGCGGCAGGATCGCCCGCAGAGAGGCGGGGGCAGTCAGCAAGGCAGTTGAACGGGGGGAACCGCTGGAGCCTGTCTACGCAGAGCTAAGGCAGTTTGCGGGTACTCTGCTGTCGCCTGTCTTACCAGACGAGAAATTATCTAGCCTACTTACTAGCACGTTGACAACTGGCGGTAATAGTGGGGAAGAGACTAGATCGGCAGAATTGCTAAAAGCCGTTCTAGATGCAATGGGGGATACTGACAATGAGTAAGCCAGCATACGAAACTAGAGTTATACAGACGCCGCTTGCTTTGGAAACCAGAGAAGACGGCACTAGAACCGTTGTAGGCTATCCCATTGTCTTTAACTCGCTTTCTCATAATCTTGGCGGGTTCAAAGAGCTAATCCGTCCAGAAGCTATCAAACGTACGCTTGAATCTGAACAAGATGTACGAGCGTATGTAGAGCATGACGCTAGGCAAAAGCTTGGCCGACGCAAGGCTAATACCCTGCGTTTGTCAGTAGATGATAAGGGCGTTAAAGCCGAAATAGACTTGCCAGCTACTACTGTTGGCAATGACTTAGCAACTGGACTTAGTAGGCAAGACTATGACGGTATGAGTTTCCGCTTTTACAAACTGCGGGACAAGTGGATAGTAAAGGGCGAAGAGCGGGTACGGGAAGTTTTAGACATGGTATTTGACGAGGTGTCAGTTGTAGGCGATCCAGCCTATCCCGATACTTCAGTTGCTCTTAGATCAATGGCAGAAGCTTTTGAAAGCGAACTGTCAGAAAAAGAAAAGAAACTAGCTGTTATGCGTATGGAATTACGTATAGCAGAGTTAGATTAGGCTTGAAAGTATACTACTACCCAAAGGTAGTAGTATGCAAGTATAGCAGCAGACACGCCAATAGGTAGTATATCCGACGATAGTACATATCTAGCAAGCGGGGGAAGCAAAGAAATCTATACATTATAAATGGGGAAATATGATTAAGGAACTTCAAGAAAAGCGGGCGACTATTATCACTAATGCCCGTAAAGAGTACGAAAAGGCTGTCAAAGAAGACAGCGTGAATCAGGAAGTAGAAGACAGCTTTAGTAGAGCTATGGCCGACGCTGACAAGCTGAAGGCACAGATCGAAAACCTGCGCAAGTTGGCCGACGTTCAAGCTGGCTCACCTATTGTTCCAGAACTGGACAAGAGCGAGAAGCGTAGCGACTATGACAAGGCTTTTGACAAGCTTTGCAGACATACTCGCAGCGCTCTTAATCCCGCTGAGGTGCGTGCGCTGGAGGTTGGTACTGCTACTGAAGGCGGCAACATTACTAGCGAAACGTACGAAAAAGCTATTGTTAAAAAGCTTGACGAAATGAACTTTATGCGTTCAATCTGCAAAGTCATTAAGACTACAGGTACGCACAATATTCCTTACGAAAGTACCGCCGCTGTTGCCACTTGGGTTGACGAAGAGGGCGCTGTTGAAGACGACGCTGATCCGGCTTTCGGCAAGGCGCAGTTGAAAGCCTACGGACTTAAGCATATCGTCAAGTACTCTATTGAGTTAGCACAGGATTCTAGCTTTGATCTTGCTGGCTACGTTGCCGATCATCTTGGGCGTGCTTTCGGGACGACTGAAGAGACTGGTTTCTTGGTTGGTACTGGTGGTGGCACACAGCCTACGGGTTTATTTAGCTCTGCTGGTACTGGTACTACAACCGCCAGCGCTACGGCACTGACTGGCACTGAACTTATCGATTGGTATCATAGCCTGACTAGAGCGTACCGCAGGAATGCAGTTATCGTTATGAACGATAGTAGCGTTGCGGCTATCCGCAAACTGAAAGACGGCAACGGCCAATACCTTTGGGTTCAGGGTTTTGGAAATGAACCTGATAAGCTTTTGGGTAAGCCGCTGTATACTTCATCTGCTATCGACGAAATTGAAGCTGAAGCAGAAGTTGCATGTATCTTCTCGCCTGATTTTTTCGTGATTGGCGATAGAGGCAATACTATTGTTAAGCTTCTGGATCAGTTGTATGCGGCTACTGGCCAGTACGGCATGTTCTGCATGAAGCGAGTTGACGGGTTGCTTACGCAGGCTGAAGCTGCGAAAAAGCTTGTTATGCACGCCTAAAGTAGTATCGTAGTCTATCACAGGACTACACTACTTTACACAATCAACTGGGGCGGGTTTGACCGCCCGCCCTAGTAATACTTTCAGAGGGGAATAAATGAGCGAATATACTACTACAGTTTATCACCAGCAAGGCGGCGACACTATCGTCGTAGATAGTGGCGGCAGTATTACCGTGCTTAGCGGCGGTACTCTTAGCGTTGCTGCTGGCGGTACTTTTACGGGCGCACTTACCGGTAGTCTTACTGGCAATGTTGTTGGCAACCTGACTGGCAATAGCACTGGGGCACATAGCGGCAACGTATCTACGTCTAGTATCACGTTTGCAACTGGAGCACCAGACGAGCCAGCGATTGCTATAGATGGATTACACGTTAAGTTTGTCAATTTGCCTGTTGCTGATCCTGGCGCTGCTGGGGCACTTTGGAACAACGCTGGCGTACTGTCTATTAGCACTGGTACTTAATGGCTTTACTTTGCACACAATCAGCGGCTACAACTGCTATTAGTGTAGATGATCTTAAGCTTCATAGCCGTATCAGTGGCGACAGCGAAGACAGTTTACTTGCTGTCTATATCGCAGCGGCAGAGGCACAGCTACAAGAAGAACGCCAGTTGCAGCTAATAACGGCAGAGTATACATACACGCTGGATAAGTGGCCAGACGTTATCGCACTGCCGATAGTGCCTGTGCAGAGCATTACCAGCATTACCTATGTAGACAGCGACGGGGTAGAGCAGACGCTAGCAGCGGATCAGTATCAAACGAGCGGTATTGGCTACGATCATTACCCCGCTACTATCCAGCCTGCTTACGATTGCGACTGGCCAACAGCAAGAGACATAGCAGAGGCGATTACTATAACGCTAACGGCTGGTTATGGGGATGCAGCTACGGACGTTCCAGCCGATCTAAGAGCGGCGCTGTTGCTATCGGCTGCTGATCGGTATGAATGGCGAGAAGCAGTATCGCCAGTAAGTACCAGCGTTGTACCGCTTGCCTATCAATCGCTAATTAGCAAGCATGGATTAACAAAGATTTAAGGGGATCAAATGGGATATGGAGACGCAACCGCTGTAAAACCTACTGTTAGTGTGGTAGTGGTAGGCAGCACGAGTAAGACATTAGCAACGCTTTTAGGCGAAGCAATCGCTACGACTACTCGCAAGATTACGCTTATGCCGTCTGCGGATGGTATCTATATGGCCAGCGGTACAGCATCCGACGCTAGTCTGCCGCTGGGGCTTAACGTAATCGAGCTTGACGGCAACGCCTTTACGTTGGGCGAACTGGAGTTTTATGCTGAAAGCAATACGAGCTTAGGTATCGTACAGGAGGGCTAGGATATGCGAGTAATACCGCAACCGCAAACGCCTTACGATCCCGAACCTGAATATGGGCTATTAACTTGGCATGGTACGCTAGAAGCTGGCATGGGCGGGGCACACACAGAAGCAGGACTTGCTGCGCTAGACAACGTACTACTGCGTATAGGTAGTTTGTTCTATGCCAGTTTTGACGGCATATATTATAGTATGCCAAACTTTTCACAAACCACAATCTAGACTAGTTT